TACAGTACCATTCGTATCTAAAGCAACGGGCGCACCACTAGCGAAAATCGCTGCACGTGTTATGGTTGGGGAAAAGCTTGAGGAACAAGGCTTCATGAAATAGGTCATTCCACCATACCACGCAGTATAAGCAGTTGCAGTTTTAATTTTCTCTGCTGCTTGAACACCGATCTGTAAAATTGAAGTAATTAAAGTGTATGAACGACTTGCAGTTAATGACGCAGCAGTTCCATCAATAGTAACTGTTTTTCTATTTGCGTCATCATCAAAGCTAATCATTGCTGACGTTAAGTTTACAATTGTATCTGTAACATTATCAAACAATGTATAGTTTTCTAAGTCTTGATCGCTCAAGAAGAATTCGTTGGTATTGGTCAAAGTAAATGACCAGTCAGATGTAATTGAATCAGCTGACGCAGTAATTGTACGACGAACAGTTTGTGTACTTGATTTAACAGTATCTTGTGCTGTTAAAGAATCTTTTCCACGTAATGTTTTTGTATTTTGATAGCCAGTTTTAAAGAGTAGTGTGCTGTAATCAACATCGTAAAGTCTTGAATCACCACGAGTTAATGTTTGAGCACCACCAGTACCTGCTTGTAATGCAGTTAGATTAGTATCTAAATCTAATTCAGTTTGATTGGTAATTGAAGCCACGAATCCTACGAAGTTTCCACCAAGAACAACAGCATCACCGACTTTAAAGTCAGTTAGGAACTTAGTTCCAAAACCTGTAATTGTTGGGCTACCTGTAGTTCCTGCAGCATTACCATTTACTAATACACCACCTGAGCCATATTGTGCTAGGTTTGCATAGAAGTTAATTGTGCCAGTATTACCAGCATCTGTCATCCATTTTGCATCACGCTCAAAAGTAAATCCTTCTTCCATTTGAATGTCAAAGAAAGACATTTTGTAATGAGCATCGCTGGCATAAACTGAACTGTGTAATTGGAAAGATCTAATTCTTGCAGTACCAACTAAACCTGTCTTACCTACGTTTGTAGATGAGCCAACTGTTGGAGCAGAAGTCCAAGGATCAGAACCATTCCATAGATAAACTAGATCGAAGTTTTCAATATCAGGAACACCACGAATAGTATCAACTAATGCGTAGTTACCGATTGGAGTACCAATAGGTTGGTCATCTAGACGAACAATATGTCCACCCTCGACGCTACCAATTGGTCGTGCTTTATTGACAGGAACATATTGAGTAATAGTTCCTTCAACTTCGTAACCTTGTACGTATGCTTTTCCTGGATCAACAACAAGTGCGATCTGATCAGGATTACCATAAGTTTTATCTGTTAAAGCACCAGAATTTGGACGTAAATCATAAACACCATTATTAGATCCATTATCTAAATGCTCACGAACACTTAGACGGAACTTATTAACTTCGTAGTTACCTGATTCATCAAACGTACGACGAGCAAATGTTTTTTCTAATTCAGCGTAGCTTGTCTTTTCAACTTTGTGCTGAACACGACCATTTGATACTCGTAGCAATTCTATGAATTTAACTGAGTCAGTTGTATTCAGTGCTAAACGTTTAAGTGCAAGATTAATTTTATAACGATGTGCTCCAGGAGCAGCAAAGTTATTTGAACCTTGTGCGTTATCGTTTAGTGAACTGTCATCTTCTGGGGTAACAATTTGTTCTAGAACTTCAAAACCTACACGTGCTGTAGGTGTGTTATTAAATCGACCGATGTATAAGTGCAATTCATCGTTTTGAACGAAGAATCCATCAATAAAGTAAATACCTTGTTTAACTTCAACTGCATATCCGTATCCTAAAACGTCAGTAACTTCATTGCTGGTATAGGAAGTACCTACGTTACCAGTGTCACCGAACGTTCTAACTTGTACTGAAATGTCACCGACTTGATTGGTTTCTAATCGATAGTTTGCTACTGTTGTATTATCGTTTGCAAGTGCAGTAAGAGTTTCTCCAGGTATGAACCTCTTAGTTACGCCATCCTCAGCAGTGCTTTCAATTTTGAAATACAACGTAGCGATATCACTATCACCAGCAACCATACATCCGCACTCCGACGTATCAACGATAAGTGCTTTCACACCTGACGTTACGCCTGTGACAATTTTATTACGGAATTGAGTTAGGTAAGATTTAACAGATTCGTTGTTAAACAGATCTTCGAGTTTGGCAAAATGAACTTGGTTATCAACGTTGACGGATCCAGGAACAACCATCGAACCATTTTTAAAGACGTGATCTCCGAAACGTGAGATTTGATCCTGTAGAATAGTTTGAAGCTGAGTTAATTCTCGTGCTTGTACTGAGTATCCTGGACGAAAGAGAACACGAAGAAATTTCTTCGCATCATCATAGTCGTCAAAGTATGGTGTAACGTTAAAGTTGATTGCCATTCGTTTGTCTCTTACCTGTTAATAATTAATATCCAAAGATATTTAGCTTACATCTCAACGATGATTTTAATATCTTCAATCTGATCGTCCGCACGATTAATTGGTCTACGGTTTTCAACATAAATCACATCACCACTGTCTGGTTGAATTTCTGGATTCAATAAAGTTCCAGATGTCCAGCTAACAGAAGTAGGAGCACCATTAATATCGTTCATGGTAATTGTCTCTCCAGATTGGAAAGCCACACCTGTAGGATTGTCAGTTGCTGTGACAATGTAACGAATTGTTGAAGTTGCAGTATCAATTGAAACGATACGACCAACAGCATTACTTGTTCCACCACTAAAAGATCTATCATTTATGAGTGTGCCATTTAATGCAGAGTATTGCATTGAGTAAGTAGCAGTACGAGTTGATAGAGTTGCAATTGTAGAAACACCAAAGTTGGTTGGATCACGAACTAGCATGATACGACGATAGTCGTTATCAACTGGGAAGTCGCCTTGTCCGTCTGAATATTCTAAACGAACGTTCATTAGAACATAAAATCCACCTAATTCTTCAGTAGCGTCAGCACCATGTCCACCCTTTGGAGACAAGATTGCTTGTGCCACTGCGCCAGTACCACCACCATCTAAACCGATAGTAACAGTAGCGTAAGTGTAACCTGAACCACCAGCAGTAATTGTAATACCAGTAATTGTGTCAGTACCTGTGTCACGAATAGCTGTTGCTGTCGCACCAGTACCATCACCAGTAATTGTTACAGTTGGAACTGAAGTATAACCAGATCCTACGTTGTTGATAACGATATGATCGATTTTACCATCAATTGCAGCTTGTTCAACCAAGTATTGATTGTAGTATGCGTCAGTTGCTCCAGGATTAGTTTTTACGCTTTTCACTGGAATAAAATCTGTTGATACGAACTTAAGCACATCAGAAGGAGAAACAGTATACATAAATTTCCACTTGTAACCATCGTTTGTGGAAATAATGTTTGTTCCTTGTCCTGTTGGTTTATCTGTCGATGCACCACCTTTGTTATTGTCGATACATTTGTAAACGTTGTATTCGTCTGTAATAACAAAAAAGTTTGCACTAAACAGTGTGCTTGGAGTTGTAGCACCACCTGAGTCAATATTGACACCAGCTGTGGTACCATTGTAGTCGTGACGATAGATGTCGTAGTATTTACCTGAAGTCCAATCACGTCTTGGAATTGCAAGGGTTACGTCAGACTCTTGGATTCTCTTGAGAGCGATCATATCGTCCCAGTAATAGAATTCGTCAGCGACTGTGTCTTTTGGAGTATCTGGGAGATTATCGTCTGTCCATGATTGAGGACGACCAATTCCGAGATACATATTAGTCGCAGAGGTTTCGCCGAAAGCCTCTTTGAACTGTTCCGCATTATGAATTCGGAACTTGGATGTGATAATTGCTGCCACGTTAGTTTCTCCTGGTTTTAAGTGTATAAGTCAAATTTGATTGAATCGTTATCCATGGTGTAAGCTGTAGAGTCCATCTGAATAGAGTCTGCATCCATAGTAAACGTATCATCCCAAGTAAATCTGATATCGTCTGTAGAAAATCTCAAAGCACTTGCAGGTAACTTGACAATTCCTAATTCAGTCTCGATAGCGTAATTTACTCGCTTATAAGGATTATTTATAATCTCTGCGACAGATAGTTCCGCAAAGTCTTTAATTTGCGTGTTACCGATCGTAAAGTAGTCATAGTTGGGGCTTGGGTAAGTCCCAGCCTCTCCATACTTTTTAGTTGTAAAAGCTGGAGTACCATCCTCGTTAGCATATTTAGTTCCTGCGTCAGAGGGTTTATAGGTAAATTTAAATCTCTCTAAATCCTTCAAGAATATGCCAGTTTTTCCTGCAACATCTTGAACGACTCTTTGGTGTAATATCTTTGCTGTAGTTTGCAAAGACGCAAAAGACTCTAGTTTCTTAACATTTCTTAACGTCTTTTGACTTTGCTTAATATCTACACGTAAATCCAGCAAGTAAATCTCTAGTGGCGATAGATTAGGAACCACCAACGTAGGCAAGAACTCACTAGCTGATACGTATATATTTAGTATACTTGAAATGAAATCTGTGATATAAAGTGTTATTTTTTCTTTATCTACAGTCGGCAAATCTTCGTTATTAGTTCGATAGTTACCTACTGCTTTTACCTTAGCATCAATGATTCCCTTAATCAATTGACTAAACAGATTACGTTTCAATGCTGCTCCAGGTTGGAACTGATTAACCGAAGCATCAAGAATAGATTGAATTTGAACTTCTCCAAACAAAGCAAGTCCAATAGGATGCAAGAGTTTCTTAACTGCATCACGATAAATGTCAATAGACTGACCAATCTTAACTACATAAGAATAGTCTTGATAATACTTGGAGTCTTGAATTTTCTTAGAAGATTCAGAGATCTTACCATCAGCACCAATAAAGTTACCTACTGTATATCCTATTGAATCAACTTTAGCAATAAGGTTAGGTTCATTGACGCTTGTAATTTCAGCTGTATAATTAGTAATGTTTGATCTAATTCTCATTCGTTCAGTAAATTGACCACTGCCCTCTTGAACGAACACGTCTTCATCGGAATCTAAAAGATAACCAGATCCGTCTTCTAATAAAACTCTGTCTAAAGATGTTGCTTGAGTTAATTTAAGTAAATGCAAATCATCTTGCAATTCAGCAACAACACCTGTAGCGTTTTGTTGTTTTTCTAATTGAAACTTGTCACCACTCTCTAAAAGAATATTATCATCACCAAGTTCTGTTGTCAACATTTGTGGTAATGAGGTAACTGTTTCACCAACTACAAATAATCCAGTTGGGTTTTGAATAATTGAATAAAGTGGTTGTGAAACTCTTGGTGGATTAATATAATCAACACCAAAGTCAGGAACAATAACTTTTGTAATACGACCAACAGTTGTTGATGTCGCTAATAGTTTACCATCGGCTCTTCCATCGCCAGTTGGTAATGAAAGTAAAGGTAATCTTTTATAGAAGTCACCACCATATAAAATATTAATTGTAACAATAGCACCAGTGTCAGATGTTTCAATATCCATCTCGTGCGATGTTTCAGTTAATAGTTTGGTTCCGTCTTCAAGTAATAATGATTCTCTATCTACTTCTGCAACGACAGCACGTGCAGAAAGAGTAGGACTTGACGCTGGTCCACCAGTGTTTGTGTTATCAAAAATAACTTCGTCGCCAACTCGGTATCCAGTACCACCATTAGCAACTACGATTCTATCAATAGAACCTGTTCCGATCTCAGCAACTTCGGCACGAGCAGTAGAGTTATTAACTCCACCATTAGAAATATCTACAACGTCGCCAATACCATAATATGATCCACCAAATCT